ATCAACATCAAAATGCCAGCGGTGTTCGCGGTCAATATCCACGTATGCAGGCGCAGCGTAGACTCTATATTCGCTGCCCTGCTCTCGTATCCCGCCGCCTCTTCGGCAGCTTCCCGCGCCTTGTCGTCCGGCACGTTGCCGGCCCGCAGAGCGTCGTAGAGCTTCGCCATCATGATAGCCATTCTCAAACTCCGGTGGTGAGCGCGACGACGTTGTCCGCGAGCGCCGCGCGGCGCGGACGCCCAATTCGGTTGCCGGCGAGCTGCATGACATGGGCCGCCCACCGCTCGAGCGCGGCACGGCGTTGGTCGAGGTAGAGGGCCTTGTTGTAGACGCCGCCGACGCCGCTCTTGTGGCCGCCGACGTGGCCGAGGATGGTCTCCACGATATGCGGCGGCACGTCGAAGCGCTCGTGCAAGGCGGTTGATATCGAGCGCCGAAAGTCGTGCAGGCGCCAGGGCGCCACCGCGTCGCCGAGCTTGGCGTCGAGCTGTTTTTTGGGCGCGGTGAATTGGGAGAACGGGCCGTCGCCGTAGCCGAAAACCAGATCTCGATCGGGCCGGTGCTGCAGCCGGGCCGCGAGGATGGCACGCGCCGGCGGCGAGAGCGGGATGACATGCTCGCGCCTATTCTTGACGCGGGCGCCCGGCAGGGTGATCAGCGCCGCCCCGATATCGATCTCGCCGCGCCGTAGGCTGGCGATCTCGTCGCGCCGGGCGCCGGTGAGTATGAGAAGCCGGACGATGGACGCATAGTCGTCGTCCACGTCCTCGCCGAGCGCGCGCCATATGGCGCCGAGTTCTGGATCGGTGACGACATGGTCGCGGACGAAGGGTTCGCACGGCAGATTCGTGAAGGCGACCGGGTTCGATTCAATGAGGCCCTCGCGGCAGGCCCACATGAAGAACGCGGACCAGGAAGCGCGCGACCTGGTGGCCGTCGCCGGGCCACTGGACGCGCTGACCTCGGTGAGGCGCCGGGCGATCATGGCGCGGGTCACGGCCGTAATCGCCTCGCGGTGCAGCGGGAGCAAATGCTTGTTGAGGTGCCGGATCACCTCGCGCAGTGTCGCCGGCTTCAACCGCGGCGCTTTCCAGACGAAGTAACGCGGCAGCAGGGCGCCGATCGTGGTGGCCGCCTCGACCCTGGCACGCGATCGCGCGGCCGCCGGGTCGCCGCCGAGCTGCCGGACCGCCAGCAACTCCTTGGCCTTGGCGCGCGCCGCGGCCGCGGAGACGATCGCCGGCGAGCCCAGCGATATCTTCCGGGCGCGGCCGTGGACCTCGTACATGACGGTCCAGGTCCGGGCGCCGCTGGCGCGGACGCGGAGCCCGAAGCCGGGCAGGCCCTCATCCCAAAACGTCGTGTCGGTCTTGTCGGTTGGGCAGGCCAGGGTGCGGATCGTCTTGTCGGAGAGCTTCATTCGGCGGAACCTCTTTTGTCAGTTTGGGGTAGGGTTGGGGTAGCGGGTAGGGCGCGGGGTAGGTGATCCAGGCTTCCACTCATTTCCATTGGTTGCCGCGCTAGTGTGCGGTTAGTCATTGATACATCGAGCTTTTCTGCATCAGGTTTCCAACCTTAGCAATTCCTCGCCATGCATTGCAAGCGTCAAAATCACACAATACATGTGCACATTCGCGGCTGAGATGTGTCTAATATAGACAATATATCAAATACTTATGCGGGAACTCCCTACCCAGGAAAAGCGCCTGGGTAGGGCCTGGGTAGGGTTTTTGGGCGGATGGGCGCCGGGTAGGGCGCAGGAAGGGCCGAGGTAGGGGCCAAGGTAGGAATGCTCCCGAGCCCCACAAGCGGCCACCCGTGCGCGTTCCGGACGCGCCCGCTACCCATGCCGCCCGGCCGGCAGGGGCGCGCTACGGGGCTTGGCTGCGGCGTCAGTCCTCGCTCTCGGCGACGGCCGCCACCGCGATGACGTCCGCGATGAGGCAGCGGCGAACGCGGGCCGCACATCGATAGCGGCATTCCCCGTCGGGGCCGTGCGGGCAGCGCAGGGACAGCGTGCCGTCGGCGGGTTCAGCCCTGGTCGTCTGGTGGTCGCGCTGTTGCATTGCCCCCCCACGACTTCAGCCGGATGCGCGGCATGGGCGTCGCCCGCACGAGCGGCGGTGGCGCCTCCGGGTCCATGCGCAGGTCATTCACTTTGCAGCGCAGCGCGCGCGCCATATGCTCGAGCGCCTCGACGGTGATCCGCCGATGGCCCTGCTCGAAATGATAAATGGCGTGCTTCGAGACCCCGATCGCCTGGCCGAGCGCGGCCTGCGTCATCAACCGGTGCTCGCGGATCTGCGCGATCCGCTTGCCAATGACCGCATCTCTCTTGCTGATAACCTGGTCCATCACCGTCGCTCCTTTTGATCTAAGAAGTGTGTGATTGATCCCCGGTATTCTCCCGGCCGTCGTTTCCGCCCCGATCCAATATGAAGTCAGGATGACACGCATTGCCACCAAAACGTGTAGCTATATGACTCCCATTTCCTCTTATAGCCGCCGCCGCTAGCGGCTCGCCCGGCGCCCGCCATCCATCGGTTGTGTCAATTATGATTCCTTTGCGCGAATCTCACGTTAATTTGACCCCTAATTTGTTAGGGGCGTATACCGGGATGATGCAGCACTACGATGGGGTTGCAATGCCCCATAGACCAAAGCGCGCGCGCCCGCCTTCGATGACGTTGACCGAGCGTCAACGGTATATTCTGCGCCTCATCGCGGACGGCAAAACAGCCAAGACCATCGCTCGCGAGCTCGGCGTTGCCACAACTACCGTCCTCGATCATATCGAGCGCATCAAGGCCCATCTCGGCGCCGCCAACCGCACCAACGCCGCCGTCATCGCTACGCGGAAGGGATTGCTGAACGACAAGCCGAAGAAATAAAAAAAGCCCCGCAAGGCGGGGCCAAGTCATGGGGGGCAACACTTCACCTTACCGTCAGTCTCCTGGATCGTCGACCTCCTGCGGCATCGGTTCCGGTATCGGCCGAATGACCTTGTCCGGCTTGCCGTCGTAGTCCTCGTCGGTGATGTTCTGAAACAACAAGGCCTCGCTGGCCCGCCGCCGCACCAGCCCAGGCAGCACCTTGCCGCCGCCCTTGTTCCACTTCTGGAACTCCAGGGCAGCATCTTCGAAGTCGCCTGCGTTTACTTTTTTGAGGAGAGTGCTTTTGGCGAGATTTCCTTCTCCGCAGTTGTAGCAGAAGGAGACGAGGGCGTCGAACTGCCATGGCTCGAGAGGCACTTTGACAAGTTTACGTACAGCTCGCTCAAACGTCCCCATGTCTTCCAGAAACGCTTGATTGCACTCTTCCATCGTCCATCGAGAGTCGGCATTGAACTCTCTCCCGTGATGATGAGTATGGCCCCAACAAATCGTGAGAACTCCAGCAGGGCAATGGTACGGTTGATAATAATCGCCAACTTTCTTCAAACAGCCTTCGTAGTGCTTGATTAAATTAGCACCCGCAGAACTCAGGCTGCGATCCTCGTTCATGGATTGATGTTCAACCTCTTGGTCATCACGTCAACGATCCTATCGATGCTTCCCTTGTTAGCCTTGGTCTGACTCTCCAATACCGTCAACCGGCTATCGACCGTCACCAAGTGCGGCGAACCGCGAATCTCCAGCGTGCTCACCCGCGTCTCCAGCTTGACCATGTAGGCCGTGATCGACAGGACCGCAGCGCCGATCGCGATGCCCTGCGCCACCAGGAAATAAACCAGCGCCTGGTTGTCTGCGAACCATGAGCGGACGCTCGTCATCATGGCTCACTTCTTGCGACCCAGCTTGGCCTGGCCGCGCTTGTCCTCGGCCTTGTCCTGTGCGGAAGTCTCGTAGTTCTTGAGCGACATGCCCTTGCGCTTGGCGCCGCGCTTGTCCTCGGCCAGGTCAGCCTTGGACCCCTCGTAACCCTTGCGCTTTCCAGCCATCGGCGTGCTCCGTTGCCTGATAATTAGTAAACATACTGGAATTATGATCGGCTTTATACCACCGGATCGGCAAATCGGGGTACCGCTGCTCCACCCGCGCCAGGGTGTTCACCTCCCAGCTCAGGTTGCCTGTCTCCCGCAGATGGCGCTTGCACTCGTCCCTCATCACGGCGGCGAGCGCGGCGGCGTGCTCGCGCGGCACGACCAGGAGGCCCCCGCAGAATCTCCACATCGGGTAGCGATCGTCGTATTGGTAGTTCCTCTCCCAGCAGCCCGGGATGGCGATGGCTTCTTCGGCCGCAGCGCGGGCCATGAAATCCTCGATCACGCCGGCGGTCATTCCCGGCAGGTGGAAGATGCCGAGATCGATCCAGACGATGACGTCAGCGCCGGGAACCAGCTCGGCGGCGTCCGCGATGAGCTCGGACTTCTCCGCCTGTACGATGTGGTACGCGAGCGAGTTCTTGGCCGGGTTGTCGGCGGTCGAGTGGGTCACCGGCCCGTGCCGTTGCAGATGCCGGTAGAGCCAGCACGCCTCGAGCTCGGTGTCGAGGCGCAGGAGCGCGGTGATGTCGGCTGCGGCCAGTTGCGCGCCGAGCCTTTCGTAGTCCTGCGCCGGGCGGGGATGGCCGGGGATTGGGATAAAGCCGGTGACGGCCACCACGCTCATCGGAGCACACTGTATTCATCGGATATCGGAAAATAACAGCACATCACGCATCCGATGTTGCCCTTCATCGCCGCTGTCTTCCCGTGTCAATGGCGGCAACCATCGTTTTGCCTCAGATAGGCGTTGACACCAGTATTTTCCGTATCATGCTGGAGATAGATCATCTTTTAGGGCGGTGAGCCTATGAGCGATTCTGCGTCCAAACCGAAAAAGCGGCGGCGCACTGGCGCCGCTTTCTCCATCCCCGGCGCGGCCGAGGAAATCGGCGTCTCGTACAAAACCATGCGCGACGCGATCGAGATGAATCAGGTGCGCACCATCAAGTTCGGCCGCATCACCCGCGTGCCGAAAGCCGAGGTCGCGCGTCTCAAAGAAATCTTTGCATAGGATCATCGCGGCTCCTCGATGAACCGCAGCACGTCATCTAGATCCATCCTCGCCACCCACGCCTCGCAATCCCGCACGCCGTAGCTTGCCATCAGCTGCCGCCGCTCGGGAAAGTACGCCAGGCCGGCGGCGAATTCGATCTGCTTGTCATGGAAATAGAACGGCATGGACATGCCGGTAACCGCTCCGTCAACGGCGTAGCGTACGAACCTATGTGCATAATAGCGGTTCGGCCGCCCTGGGATCGTGCGCGCCTCATGCACTAGCGATAAGTACACACCGTCAGCTTCTATAACCTGCGAGCCGCCGCTGATCTGGCTGGCATCGAAACCGGAATCACTTTCGAAAACCACATTACCATCGTCGTCGACCAGGGTCCCCTGCCGGTAGACGAACCGCAACTCGTTGTTCTTCACCCAGGGCTGCCAGTTTTTCTCGTGGTAGCGCTTCTTGGGCAAAATCCGCATCCAAGGCTGGCCGCGCGCATTGAGCGGGACCAGGATTTGCTCGCACCAGCCTTCCGCGTTGAGCTCGCGCACGTTTGAGATCGTCCACAGGGTGCCCTGCCATTCGAACAACCGGCTATCTTCCAGACCGCGTACCGGATGAAACTTCGGTTCCGGCCAATTCTCCGGTAATGGCAGCTCGTCGGCTGTGGCGGCATCCAGGTCGCGCACCAGATAATTACGCGTATGAATGAAATTGACGTTCCAGTCGGCACTCAGAGAGCTATCCTTCCCCCGGATCGCATAGACCCCCTCCGTCGTGATCGTGTAGTTGACGGTACGTAAAACAAGGATAGGCCTTCACTGATAGTTGATGACCGACGGGTTGGTGGCGGCCCAGCCGTCGTCCAGATCAAATTTCAACCATGTAGGCTTGAACGACGGCACATGCTCGGCCAACGGCCGCAGGTACCAGAACATATTGCCGCGGGCCTGCTCGCTGCCTTCGAGCGCCAGTTCGTTGCAGACCTGCGCGCCGCGGTCGCGGATTTTACCGCCTGCGTAATAGGCGCAGATCGCGAAATCCTCGCGTATGCCGGTGCTGGCGGCGTATTTGTTCACGAACAGCTGGTCGGCGTGCGGCTGCGGATCCATGCCGGCCTCGGAAAACAGTAGGCTAGAGTGGTTTTCTCCGCGCTCGCGGAAATATCTGGCCAGGTCGTACAGCGTCTCGGCCCGGTGTGGCCGCAGCTCGTAGGCGCGCAGCATCTCCCAGACGAAGCCCGGTCTGTCGCCGGAATTCTCTAAACAATGCGCGTAATGAAGCTGGGCGTTCCAGCGTTCTTCGGCGAAGCCACCGAGCCCGGCGCGGATCTTGTAGTGCTCCGCAGCCTTGGCCCAATCGCGCTTATCAAAGTATGATTGCCCGAGATAGAAGTGAGCCCGCTGGATCAAGCCTTCGTTGGTCTCGGTCTTCAGCATCTCTTCGAGCAGATTGATATCCCGCTCGAACTTCTCCGGCCTGTTAGACCCATCTGCAAAGTCCTGGAACCAGATGCCGTCCAAGTTGCCCGCCGTTGGCACATCTAAAAATTCGTGCGTGGGGCACTTATAGTCACCGGTAGCATTGCGGCTCAGTATGCGCCGGTTCCAGTAGTTCAGTGTTCCGGCCACCTGCCGCACGTCGTAGGCAAGACCGCCGTTGAGCTGCCGCTTCCAGTCGGGATCGTCGACGACCAGGGCCATGTCGGCGTCCGAGAGCACCAAGTAGTCCCACGGCAGATGGCTCGCACGCGCAGCCAGCAGCGCAAGGTTACGGGCATCCGAGAAGTTGACGAATTCGGCTGCACCGAGCTCCAGCGGCTTGCTGGCTTTTTCGAACGCCGCGCGCACCATGGCGACGGTCGAGTCGGTCGAGCCGGTGTCGACCACAATGCCGTAGTCGACGTGCGGAATGATGCTGTCGAGGCAGCGCGATATAATCGCTGCCTCGTTACGCAGTATGCAGTTCCACCCCAGCTTCACGCGCGCTTGCGATGCTTGACGATGGCGTCGATGATATCGCCCTTGTTCCAATGCTCGCTGACCTCGGCACCCTCGCTGGCAGCCACGCTCAGCAGCTCCTCCTTGGTCATGTCGTTGAGCTGCGCCTTGGTCGACCTGGTTTCACCCACACCGAACATGCCGCCGGTGGCGCCGGTCGCGCCCTCGCCGCCGCCGGACGTGCCGGGCAGCTCGGTGACGGTCAAAACGTCGATCTCGTCGCCGGGAGTAGCGGTGGCGTTGGCCACGACCTGATGAACCGCATCCTCGCGGTGCAGCGCCTCGATGGTCTCGACGGTGGCGGCGTGGGTAACACGGGATTTAACCTCATAGGACGGCATCGGACGTACTCCTCTCTGGTTGAACGGTTAGCGCCCCTTCATCACGACTGTGCGCTGATACTCCATTGCGGTGCCGTGATCGAGGCCATCCTGCCAAGCGCGATGCAGCGACCAGCGCCCGGTAACGATCCACCACGCTTCCAACCAACGCTGGTACCAGCACGGCGAACCCCGGCTGTTGCGGTGGATAACCCACCTGCGCGGATCGGGTTCACGGGCCTGCGTTGCCATGAGCATCACCCCGGTGGCCCTCCCATCGGCACCGGCGGTCGCGCGCCAGGGCCTGGAGGCGCGGGCTGATTTCCAACCAGACTAGTCGGCATGGTATTGCCTTGCGACAATGGTGACGGCTGGTTGCCCTGGGCCGCCCGCGCCATCTGGTCCATGCCGCCGCCCAGAGCGCCAGACCCGGGAGCGCCGAGCGGACCCAACGGCGCGCCACCGGTCAGGGCTGGAAGGATGCCGCGCTGGCCGGCCGGGACGCCGGCTTGGCTTGCCAGGAGCCCGGCGGTCAAGTCGGAGGCGATTTTCTGGACGCCCATTTGCACGCCTTGCTGCACGCCGGCCTCGACCTTCTGGGCGAGCGCCTGCTGCTCGCCGCCGCCTTGCTGCTGTTGCTGGAGTTTTTCGAGATCGTCGTCGGACGGTACGATTTCGTCGCCGTCGAGCCCGATGGTCTGAGCGACGCTGCGAAGCACCGCGCCACGGCCCTTGATTCCGATGATCCCCATGTCGATTGGATTCGCCGTGCTTTGAAGAAACTCAACCTGACGCTGTCGTTGGGTTTCACGCTGAATAGCAACGCTCACTCCTTGCACCGAAACATTTTCCTCGCCTGTCAAAAGCCCGGTCGTATCACTGAGCAACACCAAGTCTACAAGCTGTTGTAGCGCAGGCTCGAACAGCTCGCGGTCTAAGTTCGCTGCAACGGTTTGAAGCACTTTGCTCGCATTGTTCATGAGCATGGCCAAACCGGATGCGGTGCGTCCTGCGCCGCCACCGGGCTGGCCGCCGATGTATTTGGGGATTGCTGAGATGTCGTCCGCTAGATCGACAAAGGCCCTGAACACGGTCAGCAGGTCTTGCGAATTGCTCTGCGGTTGGAAAAATTCAACGGGAGGTTTCGAGTTGTTGCCAACTGGGTCGGAGGACGCGTGAAATCTCTTCCAAGGATACAGTTCCTCAACATTATCCTCGGGCCGGACGCGATCGTCATTTATGACCACCATCGGTCCGGAGGAAATGGAGAGATTGTTGACCAGCGAGCGCAGCGTGGCGTTAGCAACGTCTTGTAGATCGGCGATCATGTCGACGAGGCCGTTGCCGACGGGGGTGCCGGGGACTTTCTCGAAGCTGGTTATGTAATAGGAATGCCTTGCTCGCGGCGAGGGGGAGAGGTTGGCCTTGATGATGTGGCTGCCGATGACGTAGGCGTCGACGTGGTAGTCGCGCAATTCGTCGGCGATGCCGGGCATGCCGTAGTCCTGCAGGAGGCGGCCCTGGATGTTGCCGTGGAATTCCATCTGGGTGATGAGGCCGGAGCGGTTCCAGGCCGGGTTCTCGCGGCTTTCCAGGACGGAGCGTTCGGCGTCGGTGGTGTCCCAGTTGTCGTAGAGGCCGCCGCGGCCGTATTCGTCGAGGACAGCACGGACCTCGTCCTGGTCGAAGCCGGGCAGGTCGAGGAGGTCGTTGAGCTCGGCGCGGGTGAGGCGTGATTTCTCGATGACGTTGGCGTTGGCGATGTCCGCCACGCCCGGCGTAAACCAGATATCGAACGGGGATATCCGGCTCCAGACCATTTTCGGGATCTGGCGCACCAGCGGCTGCCCGTTGTTCCACTTGACCTCGGGGGCGATGCGGACGGTGGGGCCCTTGATGCAGGCGAACGGGAAGATGGGGAGATCCACGATGAATTCGGCCAGGGCGTGATAAAATCCACCCTCGCGCAGGATCTCCTCGATCCTGTCCTCGGCGACCTGGGCCTGGTCGGCGGCTTTCTTCTTGGCGGCGTCGGAGGCCGACTCCATGAGGGCGGTGCGGCGCATCTGGACGTCCTGCGGGGACGGGGCCTGGCCGGTCGTCTGCATGATCATCTGCTGCTCGTGGGCCATGAGCGCATCGATCTTCTGGACGATATCGGGTGGCACGTCGGGATCGGCCGGCGGGCGAATCGACCAGGGCCGGTCGGAGCCGAGATAGATATCGCGCAGGAGCGAGGAGGCGGCGCGGCACTTCTGGGCGGACAAACGCGCAAAAACCTCCGAGCCCCCAAACTTCTTGACCTCCTGGAACTTGGTTGGCGAATATTGGCCGTTGAAGGTGCGCAACGCCTCGAGCAAGCGATTGGACCAGCCGGCGGCGGTATTGCGGTGGTTGCGGAAGATTTCGAATTGTGAACGTACCCAACCAACTAAAGCTGGCGGCGCTGGTTCTGGCGGTGCAGCGGCTTGAGCGCGAGCAAGTTGCTGAGCTTGTAGGTGAGCCTCAAGCGCCGCTGGCGGCACGACACTTAGAACGCCTTGCTGGCCGAGTGGGTTGGTTGCCATGGGCGCCATGCTACCCTATTGGCGGGAAATGTTATAGGGTGCGCGGATGTCCGAGCCCACTGAGCCGCCCGATCAAAATTTAGACGAAACTGCGCTTGCAAAGCTCGCCATGGAGATGGCGATGGCGATCCGCAAGGCGGAAGTGATCTTCGCGGACTACGGCATTGGTCCGGAGGATTTCTACGAGATATCCAAACTTCCGTACTACAAGCGCGCGTTCGAGCAGTTCACGCTGGAATGGAATTCGGCGCTGTCCACCAACGAGCGGATCAAGCTGACAAGCGCGGCTTATCTGGAGCAGGCGCTGCCGCGGCTGGGCGCGCGGATGATGAGCGACGAGTCGCTGTCGGCGGCGACCGAGGTGGCCAAGCTGTTTTCGCGCAATGCGGGGCTGGGGGGCGACCCCAAGGAGGCCAAGAGCAACGAAAGATTCGTCATTACCATAAATCTTGGCGAGGACGGCGAGGGCAAGCCGGTGGTCGAGAAGTACGACAAGCCGATCGAGAGGATGGGCCCCAAGGACATCGACCTGATTGCCGCCGAGCCTGCCGCCGAGGTGGTGGTGAAGCGCGGGCCCGGGCGGCCGCGGAAAACCCCGAGGCAGGAGGAGGACTAGATGGCCAAGTTGACCGCAGGCGATCGGAAGAAACTGCCCTCGAGCTCGTTCGCGCTACCTGGCAAGGGCGAAGGCCCGCAGGGTAAGGGCAGCGGCAGCTATCCGGTGCCCGACAAAAATCACGCCAGGCTAGCCTTGGCGATGGTCAGTAAGCACGGCTCGAGCGCGCAGAAGGCCAGGGTGCGGGCCAAGGTGAAGGCCAAGTTCCCCGGCATCGGCAAGGAATGAGCTTGGACCTGACTGTCGAAGCGATTGCTGAAATTCTGGCGTATGAAATGCGCCGGGTAGAGGCCATCAAAGCCATCGGCGGCATTCCGCTATATGAGGTCGTCGGCGAAGGCCGCGCAGTACCGGAAGGCTGGGTACTGGACCAGGCAACGTGTTTCTTCGTGCCAGCAGGTTTCCAGTTTCACGGAACGATGCAATGAGCCTGACCTACATGGCGCCGCCGACGCTCTCCCGGTTCATGAAGTCCAACGCTTTCGGCCGTATCGCCGCCGGCCCTGTGGGCAGTGGAAAGACGACCGCTTGCGTCATAGAACTGCTGCGCCGATGCATGGCGCAAGCCAAGGCCCCGGACGGGTGTCGGTATTCTCGCGTCGCTATAGTGAGACAGACGCTTCGACAGCTCAAAGATACTGTACTCAAGGATTGCGTGACCTGGTTGGCGGGGCTTGGGGAATTTAAGGTGAGCGAGAACACGTTCTACCTGGACTTCGGCGACGTAAAGAGCGAGTGGATTTTGATCCCGCTGGAAGATGCGGCAGACCAGGCGCGACTGCTCAGCATGCAGCTCACGATGTGTTGGATCAGCGAAGCAATTGAGTGCGATGTTAATGTGATTGCCCCAATCTCCGGACGCATCGGGCGCTATCCTTCCGGCAACCGAGGTTCACCGACCTTCTATGGAATAATTGCTGACACCAACATGCCGCAGCTTCTGACAGATTGGCACAAGTTGATGGTTGATCCGCCGGCGGACTTTCAGATTTTCCGCCAACCGTCCGGGATGGCGCCCAACGCGGAAAATCTAAATCATTTGCTGCAGACCGAGGAGACGTCGAAGCTACCGATCAACCATCCCGACCGGCTGGCGCAGGGGCGCAGGTATTACGAGCGGTTCCTCGAGCTTTACGGCTCCGACCACCCTTGGGTTCGGCGCTACGTCTATGCCGAATATGCCGATGACCCCAGCGGGGAGGCGGTGTTCAAGGCGACGTTCCGGACTTCTTTCCACGTGGTGGACGATACTTTTTGCATACCAGGTTACAGCCTCCTTGTAGGGATAGACTTCGGACGCAATCCTTGGAGCCTGGTCTGCCAGGTCGATCATCAGGGGCGGCTGCTGGTTCACGAGGAAATTCCGGCAATCAATATCGGCCTGGAAAAGCAGGTCGAGGAAAGAATACGGCCACGACTGTTCAGCAACAAGTTTGCCGGCGCGAAGGTGATGATTGTTGGCGATCCGGCGGGTGTGGCCAAGGGAACCATCGCGGAAGAAACCAGCTTTGATGCCTTGAAGCGCATGGGTTTGCCGGCTTTTCCGGCTCCCACCAACGACATTGACGCTCGGTTGCGCGCTGTGGAGACTATGCTTGGGCGGCAAACCAATGGCGGCCCATCGCTGGTGATCAACGGGCGCGGCTGCCCTATGCTGGTCCGCGCCATGAGCGGCGGCTATCGTTTCAAGCGCCACCGGGAAGGGAGCTTGCGGGCAATCCCGGAGAAGTTCGACGCCGAGGGCTACTCGCACGTGGTCGATTGCTTGCAATATGTGTGTTTGGTGGCCCAGAATAGGAACCTTGTGCAAGAATATGCCCGCCGACTGGTGCCACGCAAGCGGCCCGTTGAGCGGCAGGTATCGGCGGCTGGGTGGACCTGAGTCAACGGCTAACTGAGCGAGGAGGCGGCAATGCGACCGCGCAAACGTCGGCCCCCCCGGCGGCCCGGCTACACGATCTCTCAGTTCGCCCGCGAGGTAGATCAGACGTCGAGCGGGATCCGCAACGCGGTCAGAAACGGCGAAATCCGCGCGGTTCCCTACAACAATGTTTTGGTTATCCCGCCGTCCGAGCTGGACCGTTATCTAGCGACGTGGGGCACAGCGGGCTCGAACGAACGCGTCGAGCCCGCGCCGGGGGATGAGCACCGCGACAAATGGCATCAACTATTCAGGTTGTGACTAATGAGCGATGCACAGCAAGGCGACGACCTAGTCCCGAACTTTCCGTTGTCGTGGCTGGAGCGGCTTGATTCCGAGAAGGTGCGGCTGGAGAACCGCAACGCCGACGTCTGGGTGCCGATCCTCGAGCGGGCCAAGGGGGTGGTCGATCATGACGGGATCGAGCGGGTCACGGCGCAGTCGTTGCTCGACATCCTCAAGGTGCCGATGGGCAAGCGCAAGAACGAGCACTACCAGCGGCTGACCAAGATCATGATCGAGCTCGGGTGGTCGTCGCACCGCATCCACGGCATAACGGCGGGCGGCTACCGCGAGCAGGTGCATGGCTTCTGCCGCGATGCCCGGCACAAGAAGCCGCCGACCGCCGACGAGAAAAGACGGGCCGAGCTGGGGGTGCGGCAGGTGCGGCGGCCGAAGATCGGCTGGCCGGCATTCAAGCGGCAAGTCGTGGAATTGGTCCGCTCCGGGAAGCATCCGGCCGAGCTTGCGGATCAATTCGGGATACCGAAGCAGACGATCCGCAATTGGGTCGGCCGGCATAACGAACTTAACCCCGAGGCGCCGGTAGTCATACCGCAGCACAAGCGGGGGAGCCCGGTTCGCAATCCCAATCCGCTCAACATCCCGGTCACCCAGGTCACCCCGGTGGCCATGGCGCCAGCCGAGAAGCCGAGGCCGCAACTGCCACCCGAGCCAGCCGCGAAGCCCTCCAAGGCGGCTGTCGCTCCGTTCGAGCTGCCGGACATACCGGCATTCCTGCGCCGGGAGAAGTAAGTCTAGGGTGGGGATTTCTGCTCAAGGGTGTATTTTACGAAGCCCTTGATCACCGCCCACAGCTGCCTGATCTCGGCCTTCAACTCTTGTGCTTTGAACTCCGCATCGATAATGCGGTTTT